GTCAAAAAAGCCCAGGATTCATAACAGAAACTCTGTCCGTCCAATGATTTTTCGGGGTAGGGGGCGACGTAGTGCATGACCAGATGATGACGGTCAAGTTGACTGGAAAGGCTCTCGTGTCCGGATGGTTAGACAACTGCACTGAAAAGAAATCGCAAGCTATTTCAACGCTGTTCGATTTGGTCAAAGATGGAAACGACGAAACACGAGTGGCAGCGTTTAAGGCTTTGGTGGCTGCGGATATGGCCGACCTGAAGCGGTCAGAGCTGGCACTGAAAAAGCAGGCACTGGATGACGCAAAACGTCTTAGACTCCTTGAACTTATTAAGCACCTCCCACCTGGAACGGTTGCTGCAATCCTTCCCGGAGGGGCGGCACTTGCTGACGTTGGACGAGAGGACGAGGGACAGAGAGCGCAAAGCGAAAGCCAGGGCGTCGGAACGTGACCTCAAAATCAGCATTCCAAAAGATCCCGTCCGGCGAATGGTGGCACTCGAAGATGGTGAACTGTTTCTGACAACATACTTCCCTGACGTGTTCTTCGAGCCATTTACAGCAGACCGGCGCGACATGCATGAATCAATTGTCCGTGCAGCACGTTACGGAGGTGATCAGGCAATCGCTGGAACACGAGGAGAGGGGAAAACAAAACTGGCGATCTATACCGCCTTATACCTCGTCCTGTGCGGTCTGAGCCGCTTCCCAATCGTTATTGGCAAGAACCAGCGAAAGAGCGAAGCAGAACTGCGGACTGTGCGCGAGAAGTTGCAGCAGTCTCCGTTGTTGCTTGAAGACTTTCCGGAACTGTGCGAGCCATTGAAAGCCATCGGTGGTTGGTCGTCTCGTGCCAGAATGCAAACCGTCGCAGGCGAGTACACGAACGCAGAACTTGCGGCGGACCATTTGATCTTTCCGAGCGTTGGCAGGCATCAACTCCCCGACGATTGGCCAGACGATATCGAGCCTGTGAGCCGTGGTCAGATCCTTGCATCGATCGGTATCGACGGTGGTATCCGTGGCACCAATTACCGCGACGTTCGGCCAGACATTGCAATCATCGATGACATTGAGGACAGGCAAGCAGCGGAATCGGACGCTCTAATCGAAAAAAACGAGGAGATCATCGAGCAGGATATCGGCGGTCTTGCATCGTCCGCAGAACGTGTTGCCCGTGTGTTTCTGTGCACAATCCAGAATCGAAAGTGTGTCGCATTCAAGTTCACCGACCCAAAGCAAAAACCAAGTTGGAAGGGCAAGCGATACCGAAAGCTAATCACGCCACCGGATAGGATGGATTTGGTCGAGGAATATTTGCGACTACGAATTGAGCGATCGGCAGACGACCCAGATGCAAGAGAGGCATTTAGGTTCTGGCGCGACCATATGCCAGAGATTCAGCGTGGTGCAGTAATCAGTAATCCTTCGTCACATTCGAAGAAGTTGCATGAGGACGGAGAACCACTGGAACTCTCAGCGATTCAGGCGTACTACAACAAGGTGGCGGACCTCGGAAAGAAAGCTGTTGCTACTGAGATTGACAATGATCCACCTGAGGAAGTCGGGCCACAGAGCAGCGGTCTGACATGGCAAATCGTGGCAAGCCGTATCAGTGGATTGGATCGTTATCAACTTCCTGCAAATTCCAGTTGCATTACGGCAGGCATCGACCTAGGAAAGTATCTGTGTCATTGGGTAGTTGTGGCGTGGTGGAAAGGTGCTGGCGGTTGCGTTATCGACTATGGGCGTGCAGAAGTCGCTGGCACTGACAAGGCAATGGATAACGAAGCAAGCGAGCCACAGATTTACAAAACACTGCTGAATTGGCGCGAAGAGTTGCTCGCCAAGCAGTACGTTGACGCCGCTGGTTCTCATCGTCGCGTCGATGCGGTGTTTATTGACTCAGGAACATTCACTGATGCTGCCTATGAGTTTGTTCGGCAAGTTGGCGGTGCTCCGTTCTACGTTAGCAAGGGCATCGGAAACTATCGCGACAAGACAACTGCAACAGATCGAATAAAGCCAGGCAATCACTTTCATGCAGCGTACCAGGAGGCTCAACACCTGTGGTTGTACGAACTCGACACAGACTACTGGAAGCAATTTGTGCATGAGCGATTCCTCACGCCGACATTTGACGAGCAGAATATGTTGCGCCGTGGTGCATTGTCGCTGTTTACAATGCCGAACGATCGGAAGCACACATCGTTTGCTCAACACATTGTTGCCGAGGAACTGGTTACCGAGTTCAAGGAAGGCAAGGGCACAAAGACTTACTGGAACGTCGTCAACGAAAACAACCACTGGCTAGACGCAACCTACCTTTCAGCAGCCGCAGCAGGTGCTCGCGGTGTCTATCTTTTGTCACCAACGGCGGAAAATCCGAATGGTCCAGCAGTTACTCCACGACAGAAAGCCTCAAATGAGCAAGCGAAACCGCCAGGAAAGCCAGCCAATCAAAGGCACGGAATCCCTAAGAAGCGAGCAGGCGGATGGGTACAAAGTCTCAGAAACCGCCGTTAAGCCAAAGCCGCGAGCATTTGAGCCGAAGCCTTGTTCTCTTTGCCAAAGACTTCGCGATCTTGACGAAGAAATCCGTGGTAAGTCCTGCTCACGTGTGTACTCTACGCAAGGACGGACAAGGTATTGTAAGTGCGGATATTGTGGCGCGACGTGGAAGGAAATCGAATGAAGAAGGCAACATCAGGCGCGTGCATTGTCGCTGGGCCTTGCATGGTTCTGCTGGGCGGCGGCATAGCGCAAAAGGCAGTATCCAGCAATCCCGCCGATGATGCGTTTTACGACATGATTCATGCGGGCGGCGTCGGCCTTGCCATTATTGGGCTGTTGCTGTTTTTCTTTGGGTGCATGTGGTTTTCGAAACGAACTTGATACCACGATCGTAGCAACTAGCAATTTCGAAGCGTTGAGGCATCCCGCGAAACTGCGGGCATGGCATCCGCATCCTCTTTGCTGTCACAAATTGACGCAGCGATTGAAGCACTCCTGACTGGTGGTGCATCGTCGTACTCGATCGGATCGCGCACTGTCACGGCGCTGGATTTAAACACGCTGTTTGAACAGCGAAACATGTTGCAGCAGCAGGTTGATCGCGAATCAACCGGAATCTTTCGACTCGCCAAAATGCAAAGGACGAGTCGATGATCGGCAGCACTCTAGACAGAATCATCGGTGTTTTCAGTCCGCAAGCGGCTGTGCGACGAACACAACAGCGGCGAGCACTGGAACGAATGTATTCGGGAGCGGAAGCGAATCGGCTCACTAACAATAAGAAGCCGAAGAATCAGTCTGCTGATTCAGAATTGCTTGGTCCCTTTGGTGCGGACTCTTTGCGTGCGTGGTCACGTCAATTGGTGCGTGACAATGCCTATGCCTGGGGAGTGGTAGATACGATTGTTTCATCCGTGGTGGGTTGTGGCATTACGGCACAGTCTCAAGTCGAAACGCCAGAAGGAACTGATGTCGAGGATGTGAACGACATTCGCGACAAGGTTTGGCAGGAATGGTGCGAAGTTGCTGACGTGAATGGTCGGTTGAACTTCTACGAAATCCAGCAACTTGCACAGCGGGAAATGGTCGAGGCTGGCGAGGTGTTGATTCACATCGTCAAGACTCCATCGAATAAATATCGCGGCATCTATCGACCTGTCCCGTTGGCTCTTGAGTTGATCGAATGCGACCGACTTGCCAGTGATCGGGATACGTACAAGATCAATCGGACTGGCGGAAATAAGATCATTCGAGGCGTTGAGCTGGATGACCTTGGAAAGCCACTAGCGTATTGGATCTACCCTGAGCATCCGAATGGACCTTATGCAACTCGGGCGATGCCAGAGCGGATTGATGCGTCAGAGATCATCCATCTCTATCGCGTTGATCGAATTGGGCAGAGTCGCGGCGTGTCGTGGTTTGCTCCTGTACTGTCATGGCTGCGGGATCTTGGCGTCTATGTAGACAACGAGATTCAGGCGTCTGCTGTGGCCTCTTGTTTTGGTGTTGCGATCACAACGAACGGCAGGGCTGGCAGTGGCTTGATGCCGTCAACGGATGAAGAAACGACCGACACGAACGGCAATTCGTTTGAGTACCTTGAACCAGCAATGGTCGTCAGGTTGCAGCCGGGTGAATCAGTCGAGTCAATCAATCCTGGGCGACCAAATTCAGCCTCGGAACCGTGGATCAATTTGATGTTGCGCGGCATCTCGGTCGGTACAGGATTGTCCTATGAGGTTGTTTCACGCAACTACTCAGGCACGTCCTACAGCAGCAGTCGCACGTCAATGCTGGAAGATCGTCGACGTTTTCGACGTTGGCAGAAGTATTTGGTTCAGCACATGTGTCAGCCGATCTGGGATGCATTTTGCGATCAGGCAGCGACTGCGGGCGTTGATGGTTTTCCGTCGATGACAGACATCCTCGACGATCGACGCACATCAACCGCCGTCGAATGGCAGACTCCCGCATGGGAATGGGTTGACCCTCAAAGCGAACAGGCGGCATCAGACGCGGCGTTGAATTCATTCCAGAGTACGTATCAGGATGAACTCGGGCAACGTGGCAAGAGCTGGCGAAACGTGTTCTACCAGCGAGCCAAAGAGGAAAAACTGAAACGGCAACTCGGGCTTGTCACCGCGGACATGGCTAACGTTGATTCGACACAGGCGGAGGCACAGCAGCTTGCGGCATCGTCTGCAAATCCGACTGGCGCACCAAATCAGCCAGCGGGTGAAATGGCTGATATGTCGCGTCTGCAATGGGGCCGCAATCGAAAAGCCATTGAGGATATTCTTGCCGAGTTTATCGCGGGGACAGCCAGCGAAACAAAGTCAAAAGTGTTTCTCCAGTCTCTGGGACTCACGGAAGCAACGGCAAACATGTTGTTGAGTGATGCCGCAGACGGAACGGTTGACACTGATTTGAACCAAGCACCGGAGACGGAAAATGCCACGTAAAAAGGGCACGCTACCGCCTCAAAAACTCGCCAGCGTTGTAATGCGCCAAGTCGGTTACTCACAGGGCGTGACTGACGTTGTTGTCGCCACCGAAACACCAGTGCGGCGATACGACGAAGAACGCGGTTACGTGATCAATGAAGTTCTGTTGATGGACGGCGTTGTGTTGCGTTCTGGAATGCAGCAAATGCCGATTGTTGACAGCCACGACGACAAGACAGTGCGAAACATTCTTGGCAGCATTCGCGAGTTGCAGGTGATCAATGGCGAACTGCATGGTCAGCCTGTTTTTGCCAGCGATGAGGAAGCCCAAGTCATTCGCCAACGAATGGATGAAGGGCACATCACAGACTTTTCAATTACAGCACTTCCAATTGAGTCGCTCTTTATTCCGCATGGACAGAGCTACACGACGCAACGGGGCGCGGTGATTGATGGACCGGCAGTCATCCATGTGAGATGGCAACCGCATAACGCTTCGATCTGTGCAACAGGTGCAGACGAGAACTCTACTGTCCGCAGGTCCTATACAGACCTCGAAAGAAAGGTAACCAGAATGGACGAGGCACTACTGGGCCAGCTCGCAGCAATGGGACTGCCCGAAGGAATGACTGATCCAAATCAGGTGCTCGCATGGGTTGTCGGAAAACTGACACCAGCAGAAGCACCAGAATCAGAAGACTCAGGCATGGTTGAAAATGCAGACATGACTGAAGACCCGACAAAGAAAGTCGCCTGTGCTGATCCAGCATCGGCAGCATCTCCTGATTCAACCGAAGACCCAACGAAGAAGATCGAGCAGGCAATCGGTCGAGCACTCAAAGCCGACACTGTTCGACGCAAAGAAATTCAGGCCCTGTGCACTGCGCACAAAATCGAACGATCGTTTGCCGACCAACTCTGTGATGGCGGCGTTGACCTCAACACTGCAAGAACAAGGATTTTGGAACGAATGGCAAACAAACCAGCAGGCCAGACGGCCACCGATGAACGTGTGTCAGTCACCGAATCAGCCGATGACAAACTGTTTTCAGCAATGCGGGACGGGCTTGTCCTGCGAAGTGCTCGACAGGCGGGAATTCGAGGCAAGATTATCGAAGCTCCAGCAGTCGGGCACGAAGATTTTCACAACATGAAATTGTCCCGCATGGCAGAAATGTGCGTGGCAAAGCTCGGTTGCAATGTTCAGCGAATGTCACCGAAAGACATCGCGTTGGTTGCGATGGGCCATCCAGCAACACTCAACCGATTCCGTGTTGAACGATCGGCGTATCATACGACCGGAAGTTTTTCAAACCTGCTGCTGGATGCTCAGAACAAGACGTTGCTCGCTGCCTACGAGGAAGCCCCGTACACATGGGAGCTATGGGCACGCAACGCAGGGACAGTGGCTGACTTCAAAAACATCAACCGTATTCGGTTCTCCGAAATGGGTTCACCAGAAATGGTTGCTGAGCGTCAGGACTACCCTGAATCTCCGATGAGTGACGCAAAGGAAGTCTACAAGGTTGAAAAGTACGGCAGCATTTTCTCAGTCACCTGGGAAACTGTCGTGAATGACGACCTCGACGCTATCAGCCGAATTCCAGCAATGCAGGGGGCTGCATGTCGCCGCAAGCAAAACGCAGCGGTGTACAACATTCTGACATCGAATCCAACGATGTCAGACACTGGTGCATTGTTCAATGCAACTGCCCAAACCACTGCTGGCGGTCATGCAAATTTGACCAGCAGCGGAACTGCAATCAGCGTCACATCGTTGAATGTCGCGTTCACCAGCATGATGACCAAGAAGGGACTGAACAGCAGCGTTGTGCTCAATCTTCAGCCGTCGTTCCTGATTGTTCCTGTGGCCATCAGTGCAACTGCATTGCAGGTTGTCGGCTCCATTTCCGACCCATCTGCTGGCGGAAACGCGGCAGGCAACAGTAATACGCTGAACATTTATGGTCCAAGCGGATCTCGACCACTGCGGGTAATTGTTGATCCAACATTGGACGCAAACAGCTCAACGGCATGGTACTTGGCAGCAAGCACCAGCCAAGTCGATACTATCGAACTTACGTTCCTTGAAGGCGAACAGTCGCCAGTCCTTGAAAGCGAATGGGACTTCGACAAGGACGTGTACAAGTACAAGGTGCGTCAGACGTTCGGAGTTGCTCCGATCGACTATCGCGGACTGTACAAGAACAATGGGGCGTAATGCTCTGGCAGGATGAATCACGGCGGGGACAGTTGTTCTCCGCCGTTCTCTGACGCACTCCCAACGGCAGCGGAATGCGACGACCCGTTTTGAAAGGTGATTACAATGGCTGGTATTGCAAATTTTCAAGAGTACGTCGATGACTTCTTTGGAACGTCAGCGACATTTCCAACGTCAGCAGACCCAGCAACCCCGTGGCTGGCTGTTGACACGTCAGCGGCTGGAACTCCAACCTATGTTCGAAATGCTTCAAACGCGGTTTTGACATTGGCTTCCACGAGCGAAGTGGAAAACGTCTGCCTTGCTCATGGCGATGCTCTTTCGTTTGACATCGACGATATTTTCACTGCGGAATTTCGCGTTAAGGTCAGCGGTTGTACGAGCGGCACTACAATCAGTTGGGGACTTGCTTCTGCACGAAACGACGACCCATCAGCGATGACCGCGTTAATTCTGTTTCAGATGGTTGGCGCAACATCAACGACCGATGTTACTTGCCAGACTGACGACAACGTGACTGATACGGCACCAGTTTCCGCAGCTACAAGCCTGTCGACGACGTTCAAGCGATTCACAATCGACCTGACAAACAAGTCGAACGTGAAATTCTACATTGACGGCGTGCGTGTTTGTGCGAGCACTACGTTCACAATGGCTGGATACACGGCAGGCTTGCAGCCGTTTATTCAGATTCAGAAGACCTCGTCAGCAAACACTGACTCGGTGACAGTCGACTACGTCAAGATTGCTGCAAAGCGTAGCTAATGACACTGGCTGACCGGATAGTCTCCGATGCGGGGAACGTGTTTCTGAACTCGGATCACTTTGCCGAGTCGGTAACCTACTACCCGTTTCGGATGCAGCCGGGAGCACGGACGGCAAGAACGATCAAAGCCGTCGTGACTCGGAATCAGGTCAGCACGTTCAATCCTGACGAACAGATTGTTCCAGAATTCGAAGTCCGCGTAGCTAATGACTCGACAACGGGAATTAGCAGCGCGGAACTAAATACTGGTGGTGACCAGATTGCATTGGCTGTCCGCGTTGGCGAAACACCGACGCGGCGGTCCGTGCAAACTCTGATTGAGCACGATGAGGGAATGCTGGTGCTGCTATGTCGGTAACCGTCAACACGCCTGTAGTGACTCGCATCTCTGACGAGATTGTGAATCGATTGCAAGCGTTGGTTGGCGGCGATGCTGGAACGTACACATTCGCAGGTGTTGTGCGACCCACGAAAATCATGAGCTACACGCCGCAGCACGGTTTGATCGTCGTGACTCGTGGTGAAGTGTCTCGTGTTCCCGAGCTGGATTGTCCCGGAAATCCACCTGCAAACACTTACCGCCAGACATTCCTGATTCGTGTCCATGTTGCACCATCTGAAAACGATGAAACGCCGGTTGAGGTGTTTGAAGACGTGATGGAGGCGGCGATCCTTCAGGCAATCCGAGTCGATGAAACGTGGTACACATTCAATGATCATGCCCTAATCGCAGACTTTGGAGCACAAGTCACAACGACCAGCGACGGAGGCTACGACGGGTTTGCGGTGCCACTGAATGTCACCTATCGAATTTCTGAGGGTGACCCATACACGGTGCGTGGATGATCTCCATTGAAATCAATCGTGGGCAACTTCAACAACTGGCCAAAGCGGTATCGGCCAGCGGAAAGAAGCTCACAAAAGAAATCGCTGGAGCAATCAATCAAGTAAGCAAGAAAACCAAACTGGAAATGGGTCGCGAAATCCGAAAGAAGGTCGCGATTCCAAAAGACGAAGTTGAAAAACCTTTGAGCATCCGGGCACAGGCGACAGAAGGGAATCTGTCTGCCGTTGTCTCACTCAAGGAAACGAAGCGGCTCGGGCTTAGGCACTTTGCGGCACGTCAGGACAAACGCGGCGTATCGTACAAGATCAGTAAAACTGGCGGACGCAAGAGAGTTGATGGCGCATTCCAGGGACCGAAGCCGGGCGTCATGCGAATGAAGTGGAAAGGCAATGCGTTCAAGCGTGTTGGAAAATCCAGACTGCCGATCGTGCAACTCAAAGGCGTATCGGCTTACGGAACATACAAGAAAAATGAGATGGCAGGACCGCAAGTCAAGACCATCGAAGGCGAGTTGAGTAAGCAGCTCGAACGACGAATCAAACTCAATGTTCTCCGAGCCTCCGGGCTTGTCACAACATAGGAAACGGCAATGCCACTACTCAGACGAAAAGCGGTGTTTGCCGCAAAGGTTGAAACGACAATCGGAACCGCTGAATCTCTGTCAGCGTCTGAAGGTGCATTCAACGCTGAAGAATTCACGATTCAGCCAAATGTGGCCATGACTCGCCGCGAGGGACAGGGTGGATTCAACTATCTGACAAGCATTCCAGAAGGCATGACTGGAACCTGTACTGTCAGAATGCCTATTTGGTACGACGGTACGACCGTTCCGGCGTGGGCATCGGTCTTGCTTCCTGCCTGTGGTTGGGTTGAGACGACGGGCACATTTTACCCGCTTACACAGGCACCGGGGTCTTCTGTTAAGACAATTACCATCGGTCACTACAAAGACGGAAAGCGGTCACTGCTCTCCGGGGCAATGGGCACGTTTAAGATCATCTGTGCAACTG